CTTTTAAATTCAATAGATTACATCAAACAACGTTTTTTTTCTCTCTGGCAAACCGCTTGTTTGTCTCTCGATTTCGATTATCCATCATTAGATGCTTTTGGTTGTCACTTGATAGCGTCAGACGATAAAACCGTTGATGATGTTGCCGCTTATTTTTCAAAGACTGAAAGTGATACCACCATTGATGATATATCAACTTATTTGCAGTTAAAGCGCGACACTGTGCGCTCTGTCGATGGTAGTCTTCAAAAGTGGGGCGTTGAACATGAGTTGACCAAATGGCATTTAAAAAAATCAACGGGTCACAAGATTTATAGGTATTCGATGTTTGATCTGTTGCGTGGTTATGCAATCAATGATTTAAGCGGTAATGATGTACAACGTGATAAGTTTGCCCAGCTTTGGAAAGCTTACGCAATGGCTTTCAGCGGTCAACGTCAGTTATTTACTCGACACAAAGATTTTAAACTAGCTGATTTAATGCTTGATGATGTTGTTGATTTTGATCAGACCGAGCAGTTAACCGATGAACAACAACAGCAAAATCAAACGATTACGATACCTTTCAATGATTGGATGATTATTTGCTATTTCCGCGCTCGTGGTTTGATTCTCTCTTATGCTAAACGCGGCGGTTCTTCTGCCGTTGATGACATACTTTCACAACTTCGTGAAAAATATAACCCGCCTGTTGTTACTCTCGAACAATCGCTTCAGGTATTGGATAGACATTACCCCTCTGTTCCCATTGGTCTTTATATTCCCCCCCCATTATTAGATTACGCTGATTTTAACTAATTTCTTTTCCCCGTCCTGCTATCTTTTAGCTGTACATATTGAGGACATAATTAGCATAGAATAGTAATTTCCTTTGACTTGAAAATTCAATATTTAAACGTTTTAAATACACTCGAATTAAATGTTCAGTGAATTTCGACCGTGCAGATTTTCGCTATTTTCTAAGTCACGCGATTAAGGAATTTATTATGTCTACTCGACTTACTGTCATTACTGTTTCTTCAATGTCTGGCGTTGGTAAAGAATCACATCAGCCATATTCGATGATGTCTGTTACCTTTTTGGTTGATTTTGAACCTTTTCAAAAGCGCGATGATTTTGGCGTTTTAACTACGGATCGCCAAGGTTCAGGTTTTTCTATTTGTGAACTCCCTGTTTCTCCTTCTTTTTATCCCCGTTTACATGCTTTTTTCAGCAATGAACAAGCTCTAAAGCGTCAACCGCTTGTCATTGAGTTTGAAACCTCGGTTCGTCCGCGTGGTCGTCAAACTGAAACCGTAATCACTGATTTTTCCGATGCTTTCAAGGTTAAATACCCAGCTCTTAAAGATCAGGCGGCGGCTTAGATGACACCTGCCGATTTTGCTTTGATTGGTATTGATTCCCAAACGATTCAATATTGTTTTATCTGGGGATTTTCGGCAATTACAGGCTCTTTTTTAACTGGTTATGTGATCTTGATAGCTTTAAAACTTATCAAGATAACTTAAAAGCCTGCTGGAGGTTTTCCAGTATTTTTTATTGAGGATTTATTTATGCAAAATATTTTTGCCGCTGTTGATTTGTCTACTGTAGCCACTTGGGTTGGTGCAACAGGCGTTTTAATCATTGGTATTGCTATGGCGTTCAAGGCAATTGACTTGGGCAAACGTGGCGTTAAAAAAGCTTAATCTTTAAGCGTTAATTTTTCATTTTTTCGAGGATTTATTCATGTCTACTATTTTCGCGGCTGTTGATCTTTCTACTGTAGCTACTTGGGTTGGTGCAACAGGTGTTTTGATCGTTGGTATTGCTATGGCGTTCAAGGCAATTGACTTGGGCAAACGTGGCGTTAACAAGGCTTAAGCAATGACTGGCGCACTTGTAGCTCTTTTTTATGCAATTATTTTGCTGGTTGGGGCTATGAGTGCGTTTGTTCTTATTATTGCTATAAATAAGGGCATTTGATGAAAGCATTACTGTTTTTCTTTTTAGTGTTTTTTTCAAATACTGTTTTTGCTACTACTTGTTCTGACGGTTCGCCCCCTCCAACTGAGGGCGGCGTTATGTCAAATGGCATTTGTCAAACTGGGCAATATATGTCCAATATATACGGAGGCGCGCCCTCTGCATGGGTCGAGAATGCTGTTGGTCAAGGCACTTCATGTACTATCGAGCTTTCTTGCCCTCCGCCTGTTCCTGTTGTCTGTCCTGACGGCACTAGCCACCCTGCGCCTTATACTTGCTCAACAACTCCACCGCCTGCGCCTGTGACTTGTCCAAATGGTCAACCTGCACCTAATGGCGATTTAATGCAATGCGCCGACATTCCAGATTGTTCTTCTCAAAACGATCCTTCTTTGACTGCGCCCGTTGTTTGTACTTCTGGTGGTACTCAGTGTAAAGGTGCTTCGGTTGTCCTTAATGATGTCCCGCTTTGTTCTGGTGATTCGGGTAATGCTAGTACACCTAAATATTGTGCTGATGGTCTTTTAACTAATTCTTCAGGGGCTTGTAGCGATGGTTCTACGCCCTCAACAACGCCGCCACCTTGTGCGGCAACTAATACTTGTCAATCTAATAGTCCTTCGCCTTCGCTTATTACTTGTGCCGATGGATCAATTCATACCTCGCCTTATACCTGTCCTTCGTCTAATCCAACAAATACTAATGGTGGCGGTGATACTACCAACACAACGAATAATAACGGTGGCGATACAACCAACAACAACACAACAAATAATAATGGGGGTTCGGATGGATCATCTACGACGGGAAGCGGAACAAGCGGCTCTGGTTCTGGTTCTGGAATTGGAGGTACAACGACTACATCGACAAATGGTCAAGGCGGTAAAGGCGGGACTGGCGGAACGGGCGGCACTGGCGGAACGGGTGGCACTGGCGGAACAGCGGGTGACGGCGGCACAGGCGGGCAAGGCGGCACTGCAACTGTAAACGTTAATAATCAGGTAGCCGCAGGGAGTTTTGGTGATTTGCCTACCGTTCCTAGTTCTTTTTATACATCGTCTTACGCTTCTGGTTTATCAGGGGTTTATCAGTCACACCAACAAGCAATTAATCAAACAGCTTTTGTTTCTGGATTATCTACCTTTTTCCCGACCTCTTTAAACGTTGATAACGGTACTTGTCCAAGTTGGGATTTTACTTTGCCATCACCATTGCGCGGTTCTATGTCATTAACTCCGCCTTGTTATATCTGGGGCATTTTGCGCGTTATCTTTTTGATTACTGCGTTGTTTTATGCCAGAAAATTAATATTCGGCGGTTGATATGCGTTTTTTAATTGTTTTATTGCTTATTTTTCCCGCTTTTGCTTTTGCTACTACGCCTTTGAATTGCGTTACAAATTCAAGCGGTGCTCAAACGTGTATTGATCCCAATCAATCAAATACGTCATCTAATGCCCAAATGAATTGCGCGGTCGATTCTTCGGGCCATAATATTTGCGTTGGTTCTGACGGTTCGACTTATAACGTTGCATCCGATGGGTCTTATTCTGTTGTTGGTGCTGGTTGCGGCACGGTTAACGGTGTTGTTACTTGTCCAACTAATACAAACACTTCACCAACGGCTGGTTCTTCTGGCGGTGATGGCGGGCTGGGTGGTGCAAACGGTCAAGGTGGAACGGGTGGAACTGGCGGAACAGGCGGAACAGGTGGTAAAGCGGGGGCGGCTGGTGCATCGGGTTCAAGTGCTACAACAACTGTTAATTTCATTCCTGATTTTTTAACTCCGCTTTATACCGCTATTAAAGCGTTTTGCATTTGGCTTTTATCTATTCTCTCCTCGGTAATTGTTTCGTTTTTTACGTTACTTAAAGACGTTGTTTGTTGGTCATTCGATCAGTTTTTGATATTGCTTCAAGCGATTCTCAACGCAATTTCTTTTTCCTCTATTACTAATCTATTACCTTCTATCAATTTACCGTCAGAGATTACTAACGTTCTCGGTTTGATTGGTTTTGGTACTTGTTTGCAGATTTTATTAGCGGCTTTGACTATTCGCATTGTTCTACAGTTAATTCCTTTTGTGCGTTTAGGTACTTAATTTTACTTTAGGGGGGGTACCCGCGCCCTAGCGCGGGGGGGTTCCCTAAATAACATACGGATTTTTTATGATTAATTTATTGATAGGACAGCCCGGCGGTGGTAAAAGTTACGAATCTGTTGCTTATCATTTGATTCCTGCTATTGAGTCGGGTCGTAAGGTTATTACTAATCTTCCTCTCAATCTCGAACATTTTGTGGCGGTTTACGGTCAAAAATTGGTTGATGAGTTAATAGAAGTTCGTCACAAAACATTAGCCACTCCTGTTCCTATGGAATGGGCAAAACTTGAGTTAATGTTTAAGCGTTTTGGCATGGTTCCTAGACTTACGCCTTTTATCAATCGTGTTTTTGCCAATTTGGTGGATTATGACAATTCGTGGCGGCATCCGATTACGGGTGCTGGTGTTTTGTATATTATTGATGAGTGCCATTTTTGCTTACCGTATCGGGGTACACCTATCGAGGTGGAAGAATGGTTTTCAATGCACCGTCACGAGTCAGCCGACGTTTTATTGATTACTCAAAGTTACGGTAAGATTTCGCAATCTATACGCGATCTCGTTCAGGTTTGTTATAGAGTTAAGAAAGGTACGGCTTTTGGTAGTTCTAACAAGTATATTCGTAAAGTTCAAGACGGCATTAGGGGCGGTGTTGTCAATACTGACATTCGAGAATATGATAAAAAGTTTTTCCCGTTTTACCAGTCACACACCAAAGGCGGCGGCACCGAATTAGCGGCTGAGGACATTCGCCCTTGGTACAAACATTGGACTGCATACGGTGCAGGCATCATGCTTGTTATTTTTCTCGGCATTGTTATTATGATGTTGTCCAAGCCTGCTAAATCATCTATTAAACCTATTTATCAAGTTCCTGCACCTGTTCAACAGGTTCCTTCACCTTTTCAACAAGTTCCTTCACCTGTTCAACAAGTTCCCGCACCTGTTCAAC